AGATCGACTTACCGGATTGACGACAAGCCAAAACAAGATTGAAACGATTCTCGTTGAACTGTTTAAACATCTTACGCTGATAAGGATATGGCTTGAATGGTTGCAATCCTTTATCCAGAGTAATAATTTTGACATAGTTCTCCGCAAAGTAGATCGGATCGTTCATACACTTGATATACTCGTTGATCTGCTCTTGAGTATAATCCTGTGGAAGTCCGTCTCTTTTAACTAGTGCGTTACCAAGGTATCCGCCTGCTTCATTCATCATTATCACGGTTTTTCAAAAATTTTTGTAACTCATTTGTTGAGCCTACAAAGATCGCATTATTTGTGGTCTTTCCGTTTGATTCTTCTTTGGATTGTGTGATTTCCTTTCGCGTCTTCTGAAGTTTAACAAGATCCTGTGACATCTCGGATGCCTGTTTAATCATGTTCGAAAGAACTTCAAACGCTCGAGGATGTTCAGTTTCGGCCGCAAGTGCCATCATGTTTTGAATGGCTTCGGAACTCATATCGATCAGTTCCTTCATCTTTTGCCGAGAATACTCTACATCATCTTCGGTGTCGTTATTGATCTGCCCCTGATCAACGGTTGATTTGATCTTTTTTGGAACTACCGGAAGATTCTTTTCTAAAGCAGCAATAATCTCATTTTTATCACGGTGAGGCATAATCAAAACCAAATGTTGTTGTTATATCCAATGGACTATCCAAACTATCGAATGGAGATCCATCGTCAACAGCCGCAACTCTAACATTCTCTTCTCCAACCGGATTCGAAGTCTTAATCGTTGGACTATCGTCAGTATCCAATAACTTACTGTAGTAGTAAGTATCGACGATGCGAATGATCTTACCTTCGGATGTTGTTCCGGCAAATCGAACACGCATCTCAAAGTCAAGCGTATAAATCAAAGTTCTTCGAGTCTCAAAAGATCCTTCGTACTCATCCGAAAAAGAAACACTAGTCAGAACAATCGGCACATCAGTTGATGTGTCCGGTCCTTCCATGTTCTTTATCGCAATGGTGTATTCGGGTGTAAAGGAGGGAAGAATTTGTTCAAAGATCTGTAGAGCGTCGTCTTGGTTTGTCGCAAGGATATTCAACTGTATTCCCAACTTATAGGGAACACTTTGCATTACGGTATTCTTTTTGGTGTTGTTTCCATCAATCGGAAAGAATCTCTTATTCATTCGATTGAGTTTTGCGGTCGTATCATAGGAGATCGAAGTAATCTCAAACGCCATTCTTGGAAGTTTTATCGCAATACTTCTATTTACAGCTTCATTTCTGTCGGAATTGATGCGAGAAAGGAACTTCGACTTTGGACCATACGCCAAGGGAACTCTTTCCATACTTCCACCCTGTCGAACAATCTTTATGTTATTAAAGATCGTTCCAAAGACGGCAACTGCCTTCTTCATGGTCTGATTGTAAAAGTATTGTCCGTTGAGCATCTTAAGTCGTTATGTTGATTTCGCCGAAGGGATTCGATTCCGTAAAATCGATAAAATTGTTTCCAATCGTTTCAAAGTCTACGTTCTGTGCGTCAGAATCCTTATCGTCAATTGTAGTGAATCCATCAATTGCGGTAATTGCATAAGAGGCGCCTGACTCTGCTCCCACAAGATTTCCAACACTTCCGCTGGTTATTGAGAACTGAGTTGTGCTTCGTTCCGGTGAGTCAAAGGATGTGGTAATGCTCGAAACAATAACATAACCCGATCCATCTGCCGGAGAATCACTGTCTGTCGTAACTTCGGCAGTGATAACTGTTTGTGGACTCTTATCTCCAAGACCCTGAGTAACATCTTCTCCAATGTTGTACGTACCCGATCCAGCACCCAAGGTAAGCTTCGTTCTTGTTGCAAACTCAGTTTCAAACTTATCAATCGCATCGACACCTGTGTCAATTGCCTGATTGTTGTACTCAAAGAGTTCACATGTAAGTTTAAATGTCGGAAGATTTTGTAATTGATAGAACGGTGTTTCGTCTTCAACAAAGGTGATCTCAAAGAGACCATTCGCAGTTGGAAAGAAGATAAGATCTCCTTCTTTGGGTCGAAGAGCGGCTTCATCGTCGGTTTGAAATCTTCCAATGAGATCCTGCCAACGTCGATCCGAAATAATGAGATTCATTTGATCTCGTACTTCGACACCAAACTTACTTAAGAGATCACCATCGCCCGCAAATCCATCAATATTCTCAACATACGCTTCAATCATAAACGCATCACCGAACTCCGACAATGCATCCTCGTTGAAGATTGCGTTTGTGTTGACTATCTTACGAGGAATATAGTATACGTCATGTCCATAGATTCTCAAAGACTCTATGATCAAATCTTCGTAGAGACGCTTTTCGGCTGTGGTGCCGTGACTGAAGTATACGTTACGAGGAGACATATTATCCTACAAAGAAGTGTGGAGGAGCTTCGTATCTTAACTGCATCTGTTCTTCGATCTTTTCGATCTCGGTGTTTGCGTCGTCAAAGATTTGTCTTCCATTGAAAGTCACTCCGCCCGGAAGTTGCATACCTTCGAACTTAATGAGATTGAGTCCCCACTGTTTCTTAAAGAGAACGGTTGTGTACTTTTTGAGAAACATGTCATTCCACACATCGGTGTATGTATCGGGGTCGATAGCTTCGTATCCATCAAAAATCACATATTGTCCAACATCCAAATCCTTCAGAACATTGGCATGGAAATTTACACGATTCTTATGACGAGAATACTCGATCATTTCGTACATACCATTGATATTACGATCCACAAGAGACATATATTGTTTTGTCATCTCATAGTTCAAAATTCCACCATAAGGTCCACCAAGATCGAAGATGTCGTTAAAGTGAATTTGATAATCTACCGAGAAGATGCTTGTCGATGATTGAGCCGTTGTGATCGTAAAGACATTATTGATCGTAAAGATATTGGATGAGTTTGGTATTTCGATATAACCATTATCTTTATCGGCCTGTGTGAGAACATGTTTTCGCAAGTTACGAACAACCGCATCACTGTGATACTCTTGGTAGAATTGAAGTGATTCATCAACTCGATCTTCGAGCTGATCATCATCCACATTGATCTCAATCACGGGATGACCTAACGCCCTAAGACAATAGTCAATGTGTTGTTGTCGTGTTGCCGGTGTTGCCATATTCTCTATTTATACTATTATGAACTACTAAACTCTCCCTTAAGATTTTTTCGAAATATCCCCCTAAAGATACGAGATACTGTTTCGGGTAGTCCTCTTCGAAGATTTGAAGGTGCTTCGGGTACTCCAGCATAAATCGACGCTGTATTGGTATATGAAGAATTTCCAAATTCATTATACGCATAGACGCGATAATAGTATGTTTGACCAAGAGTGAAATCAGTATCAGTGTAGTAGTTGATGTTTTCACCGACCGTTGCTATTTGATTGAAGGTCGTATTATCAGTTCCTCTCTCAATAACAAAACCATCCTCGTTGTTCGAGTTATCGTTCCATGTTAGATTGATCTCTTGGGCGTAGGCGATTGACGCGAACATCAGAGAAAATAATATAGTGAGTTTTTTCATATTCATAATCTATAGGTATATTTATATATTTTAAATGGGCTTTAGATCCACTCACGTCAGGTTGGTCATTAGAACTCTATACTCCCATTACCTGTAAATGTGTAAATATTGTAAGACCCATCGGTCGTAACTGTTGGTGAACCTGTTGTAGTCGATGCCTCACCAAGTACCCTGATGATTACAACACCAGAACCTCCATTCCCGCCAACAAATGAATTAGAACCACCTGTGTGTGATCCGCCGCCACCGCCGCCGCCAGTATTTGCCGTGCCGTCGGTCCCATTTGATTGACTTCCACCATTTACGGCAGATCTTCCTCCGGCGCCGCCACCACCAAGTCCTCCAGAACCAGCTTGATAACTAGTGGCACTAGTGCCATATTGTGCAGAACCACCACCACCGCCTCCATAATATACAGCCGAGCCAGTTATGCTGTTTTGGACACCATCTCCACCATTCCCAGCAGAACCAGATGTACTTGAAGATGCTGTTCCACCAACTCCTCCGGCGCCGCCACCGCCACCGCCTCCAAACATCATATTCAGGTTTCCTGAGTCATATCCTTCGCCTCCATTTGATCCTTGTCCGGATGTTCCAGTCCCAAAAGTAGAACTAGGATTGTGTTGTCCACCACCACCAGAACCTCCAGACCCAGCATTAAAGTAAGTAGGATAACCAGTAGAATAACCACCGTAACCACCACCGATAGCGGTTTCTCCATTAAATGAACTATTTGATCCATTTGTATTAGAGGTTCCGCCTGCACCAACGACAATGTTATATGAAAAACCCGAAGTGATGCTCTGATTGGTTTTAGCGATAACACCACCTCCGCCTCCGCCTCCGCTTGTTCGATCTTTACCGCTTCCACCTGGCCCTCCACCAGCTACAATAAGATAGTCCATTGTCGTTGGTGTAGTAGAAGTAGACTTAAATCCAGCTCCTATAAGTTGTTTTAAAAGAAACATTGAATTTATTTATTCCTACGCTGTTCCACCATCTGTTATAGTCCAACCAGCAGTAACCAAATCTGCTCTTGCGGTTGCTGCAGCACTACCACTCGTGTATTGCGATCCTCCGAAATGGGGATTTTGTGCATTGTATCCTGTTTGTGCTTCCCAGTTGACCAGCAACTCATCGTAAACGGTTGTCGATAGACCACCAGTTCCAGCCATAAAGCTGGTCATCCTGTTTGCAGTTACAGCAGTGATGTTAAAGTCCTCAATTCCCGTAATTGTAATTTGAGCAGTACCTCCGCCCATTGATTTGAACATATTCTGCATGAATATCACGGCACTTGTATCAAACGATGATAGATCAAGTGATGTTAATGATGAACAACCATTGAACATACTTAACATGTTCGTCACGCTGCTTGTATTAAATGAGGATAGATCAAGTGATGTTAGTGACGAACATGATTGGAACATACCAACCATATTCGTCGCACTACTTGTGTCAAAGCCAGACAGATCAAGTGATGTTAATGATGAACAATTTTGGAACATGCGACTCATGTTCCATACGCTGCTTGTATCAAAGCTAGACAGATCAATTGATGTTAATGATGAACAACCACTGAACATGAACGACATGTTCGTCACGCTGCTGGTGTCCAAATCTCCGAAACTAATACTCGTTAAACTAGAACAACCGCTAAAATAAGCCAACAAACCAACGGACGAAATACCAGAATAATCAACATTTCCGAAA